GTTCTATCAAATTAATGGCATCATTGATAGACAGAAACCCATTTTGCGATGCAACATGGAATTTCTTCCTGGCAGTCCAACTTTTGAACTCACCAGGGTCGACTTCAATCACTGATTGAATCTCGTCGACGTTAATGGCCTTTGTCAGCTCAATGTTCGACAAAAGCTCACGGACCTGTTCTGCTATCAGGTCGGTTTCTATCCCACGTGCTCGAGTGTTAGAGGCAAAGCTCGAAAGCACCCGGCGGTCCATATGGGACGATTCACCACTTAAGAGCTTCTCTATAAGGGTGAGGTGGGAGTCGGATAACTCAATGAGTGATTCGACAACATCTTCAGGGTTTAGGTGCCAACTTGGCGCCTCCAGCCCCCCCAGTGATACTGGGAGAAACTGTTGGATATCCCCCGGCAATAAGCCGGAGAATCTCTCGCAGAAACGCCACGAGGCCAGCGGCTTTAGCTGGTCTAATGGTCTTTCTAACCAGGCCAGCGTTTTGCTGATCTGGTGAGCCTTCCCAATACCCGGATTGGGTTCGTCCTTCCCTTCATGCTCTTTCGAGCACGGCGAAAGCAAACGAAGCTTAAGGCTATCAACGTGACAGTGCAAGGCATAGTCACATTGCCACAAGAACCTGCTAAGGAACAGATTCTTGGTCGAGTATCCACGTGTGAAGATCCATTCTTCGCAGTAGACCGCCCCGACCTTCGAAACGAAGTTTTGGGGCCAAGAGACGGAAAGTCCGTTCTCTGAGTGTGCGAGTGTAATCCCGCGCAGATACTCTTCAGGACCAATTGCAACGTGGTCATCCCCGCTGCAGGCAAAATGGCGCCACCAAGAACCAGGAATTTCCTGTAGTTTCGAGGTATATCGGATAAGATCCGATAGCTCCTTCTTGCCAGTCCTGTATCTCAGATAAGCTTCTAACTCTGCACATAAATTGTGCATAGTTAGAACTACCTTAGCGCCTGGATCGCCCATCAGGATTCCCCTGACGGTCTGCCAGGTCTCTTCTCCTTCGAGTACGACTCTAGGAGAACAGAGTAGATCTGAAGATAGACGGTGGTACGAGTTCAACTCGCCCAGTCCGTGTAACAGTCCCATAAGCATTGCTTTGGAATAACTGTGTACACAGAAGTCCGTCGCCGTGGTTAGGTCAGATGATAACATCATTAGATCTAACGGCTCCAGCGCAGGATGAGACTTGCGGTGGAGACCCTTCACGTACTCAAAGCCCTGGGCTGCTCGGGTAAAACCCGAGGCAGCGCTGGGATGGTTACGTAACCAGCCGCCTAAATGGTGACTGAAGGGTTGGAGAAATATGGTTAAACATGCCTCTCCGATGGTGACAACCCGAGACTTTGCCCCGGGTTCACCGATAGTTGACCTTCGAACCAAAGGTACCGCTTCAGGATTGACCTGAAGGCTATCAGGGTCATGCTTGTTTCCAATTAAGATATTGGAATCGAGCAGGGTCTCGACGGACCACTGGTGGAGCTGAAATCCAGTGGCATCGTCAAGTCCATAAATAGGATCTTCGTATTTGAAGTTTTCAAAATCGAAGAAGGTGTCTTGGCGGGACTCTCCTGCCACGACACATGGATGAATCGCTCCTTCGTCGTCACGAGGGAGCTGACTGATAAACTCAGTATAGTCCTTTCGACCTACGGTCATCCACCGCGGAAACCCACAAATTTCGTGGGATTCGCGTCCAAGGAGAGTGGAACCCTCACGAGTGAACGTGGGAACGTGTTCCATCCACTCTCGAAACTTTTCCGAGATCTCCTTAGCCCTACCCCCGTCCTTTACTGGTACATCCAAAGAGGACGAGGTAGTCAATGATAGGTGGGCGTTCGACGTGTAGCCGAACTCTCGCTTTAGACTAGCCCCGATGAGGCGGCTAAGCTCCGACAGTAATGTCTTCCGCTCAGTCGTCTCGACAGGCTCATCCGTCAAGGTTTCGCGGTGTTTTTGCAAAGACCGCTCCCTTGTCTCAGCATCCCCAGGGGGAAGCCCTCTGGACGATGTGATGTGAGCCACCCTGGTCAAATCTAACTTTGACCTAGCTCCGTGTTCCAGGATTGAAGCAATCCATGGGCACAACGTGATCCAGTAAGAAGTAAAATCTCCTGAGAACTGGTCGCCGAAACCGGGTAGATCACTTGGCTCTTCCGGTTTCGGGGTCTTTGACTGGAGGGCGTACCACTTCAGAAGTGATGCGAATAACTTCCATTGTCTCACACCAGAATCGGTGCGATAGACCCCAATTGAGTAGGCCCACTTCAAGAGTTTCTTGAAGGGCGCCGAGTCCCTCTTGGTGGAGGGTG